GCAGCTAGGCGTTGCGAAAGAGCTTGGCTATAGCTTGGCGAAGCTCAATCAAGAGATCACGCTGGAGGAGCTTTTGATCTGGTCGGCTTATTTCGACTTGTTAAACGAAGAGCAAGAAGCGGCAATGAAGAAAGCGAAGCGTGGGCGCTAAACTTGACGCAATGGACGGGTAAACATGGCGGTTGTTTCTCGCGTAGAGATTGCTCTTGACTCAACCAAGGCCGCTGCAAACGCGAAAAGCTTTGCGAAGTCGATGGATGGCGTTGCTGGCGCTACTCGTGATGCAAATGGGCGCCTTAGAAATGCAAAAGGGCATTTTATTGGCGCTGGCAAGGCTGCGGCTGCGGCTGGGGCTGGGGCAAGAGCTGCAGTGCCAGGGGTAAGAGCTTTAGGTCTTGCATTTAAAACGGCCTTGGGGCCATTGCTTGGTGTTGCGGCTGCTATTGGTGCGACAACGGCGGCATTGCGTATTATCGCTGGGCAAGATTTTGCTTTAGCAAAAGTCCGTTCGCTTGGAGTTGAATCCGATGTTTTAGCGGCTGCGCTTAAAGATGTTTCAGCAGAGCTAAATGGCAATGCAAGCGTTGCTGAATTAACCGCGGCGGCTTATGACGTTGCATCAGCTGGGTTTACTGATGCTGCTGATGCAGCATTAGTTCTTAAGGCTGCCAGTTTGGGTGCAGTTGGCGGCTTCTCTGACATCAACACGGTTGGAGATGCTGCAACTTCTGTTCTTAATGCGTATGGCAAAAGTGCTGCGGATGCCGCTCTATTAGTGGATGGATTTATCCAAACGCAAAATGACGGAAAAATTGTCGTTGATCAGTATGCACAAAATATTGGCAAGGTAGCTTCAGCCGCCGCAGGTTTGAAAATCCCGATTACAGAGATCAACGCGGTTATTGCTCAATCAACTGCGTCAGGCAATCAGGCTGAAATTGCGTTTACAGGTCTTAAAGGGGCGTTGGCTCGTTTGGCTAGTGGCGAAGCAACAAAAGCCCTTAAAGGCGTTGGTTTAAACATCAACGCAGCATCGCTTGAAGCTGATGGACTGTTAGGGACTTTTAAAAAGATTGCAGCGGCTGGGTTAGATACTGGACAATTATTTAAAGCGTTCGGCACTGAAGCTGGCCCTGCTTTGCTGCCAGTTTTACAAAACCTCGAAAAATTTGAAGAGTTACTAGAAAACCAAAAGAATGCTGCGGGTGCCGCAAGGGAAGCACAACAGGAAGCGGCTAACACTATTAGAGGTGCTTGGGGTCGTGTCGGTGTTGCAGTTCAAAATTTATTTTCTGATCAAGCAGCATTAGCTCAAGCAATTATTCCAATTCTTGATGCGGTATCTAACGCTGTTAATGGAATTACAGAGGCCACGGAAGGGTTTAAAGCAGTTGCGGAAGCTGTTAATGGGACAGTCACCAATTTAGGAAAGCAACTCGGTGTCGTAGGTGATGCGTTTGGCGGGTTAGGTAATGCAATTAAATTTGCAGCAGATCAGCTTGGCCGTTTGATATTAAGGGCAGACGGTTTTGATGATCCTGCCTTTAAAGAGATCAAGCGTATTCAAGCATTTGATGCTTCCCAAGGCGCAGGCTTTGATATTGAAAGGATTAGACAAATGCAAAGTGGCGCAGCAAATACACCTAAAAAGATTACTAAGACCAATATCCCTGGCTTTAATCCTAATTTAAGTGGCAGCACAGGTAACGCAGCCAACTCAGGACAAACTCCGTTAGAAAAACAATTAGAAGCATCTAAGAAACTAAGTGAAAGCCTTCAAAATCAAACAATTTTAGCCACAGCACTTACAGCTCAAGAAAAAGATTCGCTACAGTTGCGGGTAGATAAACTTGCAATCGACAAGGAATTTCCTGCCCTAAGCGAAAAGCAACGCCAAACATTAAAAGACCAGTTAGAAGCTTTGTTTGGTCAAAAAAATGTTACCGCAAGTTTAATTGAGCAGGCTGACGCTCGTAAGACAAAAGAAGAGGAAATTGCAGCCGCGCAAGAAGCAGCAGCGCAAAAGTTGCAGCAAATATACGATCAAATTGGTTCCACTATTGCGAGTGGAGTTGTGGATACATTGAGTGCAGCGGTCGATCAAACCAAATCGCTCGCTGACGCTGCTGCGAACACGCTCCGCAATGTTGCAAACATCCTCTTGCAGCTTGGTGTCAACACCGCTCTTCAAGGCACTGGTCTTGGCATCTTTAAAAACCTTTCAGGCTTTGCAAATGGAGGCCGCCCGCCAGTTGGTAAGCCTTCAATCGTCGGGGAGCGCGGCCCTGAGCTATTCGTTCCAAACACTTCCGGCACAATTGTTCCAAACAACAAGCTTGGCGGAGGTGGTGCGACAAACGTTGTCGTTAACGTTGATGCCAAAGGCAGTTCTGCTTCAGGCGACAGTGGCGCCGGTAAACAGCTTGGAGGGTTGATTGGAGCGGCTGTGCAGGCAGAATTAATCAAGCAACAACGACCTGGAGGCTTATTGTCCCGCTAATGAGTACCTTCCCTGCTTTTGATCCCGCACCAGGGATGACCAAGCAAAGCGCACCGCAGGTGCGTTCAATTGCTTTTGGCAGTGGTTACAGCCAACGTGCAACGTTTGGCATCAACCAAGATCCCAAGATTTATAACCTGACCTTTCGGGTTTCTGAAACGGAAGCTGACACCATCGAAACATTCCTAGATGCTCGCGGTGGGGTCCAAAGTTTTGATTACACGCCACCAGGCGAAGCAGCCAGCAGCAAGTTTCTTTGCCAGCAGTGGACAAAGACAATTTCTTTTGTCGATCGAGCTGAAATCAACGCTACTTTTGTCCAGGTATTTGAGGTCTAATGGCTTATCCCTACGCTTTACATAAGTGGGAAGCTGGAAAGGCTTATGCGGTTGGTGACGTAGTCCGTGCCAATCCCGTAAAAGACAACACGCTTGGCTTCAAGTGCATTGTTGCTGGAACGACAGACAGTCTCGACACTTATTCAACTTTTGCAAATCAGGAACCTGCGTTCCCGTTCAAGATCACGCAAACGTTAGTTGATGGGACGTGTACTTGGGAAGCATTTGAACCGTTAGCTGAAGAACTGCTTCGCCTTGCGCCAACAGCGGTTATTGATTTATTTGAGGTGTATCTGACGCCAGAGATTAATGGAGGAACCGCAACTACTTTGTATTACCACGCAGGTACAAATGGCCTAACGGAAGAAATTAAATTTGGTGGCCAAGCGTATCCAGCTGTACCGGTTGAGGTTGATGGGTTTGAGTTCTCAGCGAAAGGAACATTGCCTCGTCCAACGCTAAAGGTTGCAAACGTGAACAATGCAATCACAACTTTAATGTTGACGTATAACCCTTTGGGCGCAAAGGTTCAAAGGATTCGTACGTTTGCCAAGTTCATCGATACGACTAACTTTAATCAGGAAGTACCTTTTGCAGTTGAATCAGATGTTGCCGACGCTTTGACCACAGAAGGTGGCGATTCTTTGATAATGCAAACCTTTAACGACACAGCAGACGATAATGCCAAGATTGTAGAAACTTGGTATATCGATCGAGTCTCAGGCGAGAACCAGCAATTTGTTGAATTTGAACTTGCACCAAAGATTGATTTGGTCAACGTAAGTTTGCCGCGCAGAACTATTGAGGAGTTTTGCCCTTGGAAATACAGAGGAACGGAGTGTGGCTACAAGGGGGATAAGTGTTTTACGGTTAACGACACGTTGCTTGCTGCTGCAGACAAAGTTGTTGATGCCAATGGAAATGTGACTAACGACATTTGCGGCAAGCGTTTATCAAGTTGCAAAAAAAGGTTTGGTGGCAATGTCGATTTGCCCTATGGCGGGTTCTATGGAGCAAGACTTCAGGCTTAATGCTGTAAAGCACGCCAAGACTGTTTGCCCCCATGAAGCGTGTGGCTTGGTTGTTGATGGGCGTTATTTCCCTTGTCGAAACATTGCGCTAGACCCAGCTGCAGATTTTGCAATAAATCCTGTTGACTATGCCCGTGCCATGGTTGCTGGCACGATTGAAGCCGTAGTCCATTCGCACCCACAAGGGACTCCAGTCAGTGAGTATGACCGCAAAGCCTGTACGCAGACCAAGATCCCTTGGTACGTTTACTCTGTGCCAGATGATCAATGGTTAACTATCAAGCCTTGTTAGGCCGTCAGTGGGATTACGGCAAAAATGATTGCTACTCCTTACTCCGCGAGTATTTCGGGTTGCTTGGTGTTGACCTGCCAGATTTTGTGCGGCCTGAGTCTTTGGAGCGTACAGACAGCATATTTTTGAAGCACGCTCCAGTTTTTGGGTTTTACCCTGTGTTGTTTGAAGATCGCTGTCAACACGATGTATTGATCATGCGTCTTGGTACGAGGGCTCCAATGCACGCAGCCATCTATGTCGGAGGGGACAAGATCTTGCACCAGCGTATGAACAGCTTGAGTGCTTTAGAGCCTTTAAGCCGTTACTATAGGAAAAGCGTTGCGGCAGTTTTTCGCCATGCAGCTAGTTCTGTTGGCGGGTGAACTGGGCGAGAAGTACGGCCAGAAGCACGAGTATTACAACCTTCAAACACCTGCTGATGCAATCAAGCTGCTTTGCATCAACTATCCAGCGTTGAAGAACGAGCTAGTTCAAGCGCACCAAAACGGCGTTGGGTACAAGGTGATCCAGGGTGGTGCGGCAATGAATTATGACGAGCTGCAATTGCCGTTTGGCAGTAAGCCGTTGCTGGTGGTGCCAGTAATTACGGGTTCTGGCGGAGGAGCCACAACACAAATTTTGCTTGGTGTTGGCTTGGTTGCAGCTTCGTTTCTGCTACCTGGCGCTGGTTTGTTTGGAACGGTTGGTGCGTTTGGTGCTGGGGCAGCTGGTGTAGCTGGCATTTCTACTTCTGCTGTTTTGACTGCAACAACAATTGGCACAGCATTAAGCGCAGTTGGAGCCAGCATGATTCTTGGCGGTGTAGCGAACTTAATTTCACCCCAACCAGAACTACCAAAGGCAAATCGAATCAGTGGCGAAGGTACAAATGTTCGTGGCCCTGGCCCTGATGGCATCACAAGAGGTGCATCCGGCAATCAGTCTTATGCCTTTACTGGCCCTGCAAACACTGCTGGAACGGGAACTACTCTTCCTGTTATTTACGGGCGTGTAATAGCTGGCAGTCACCTTTTGGCAGCAAATTTAGATGTAACTGACAACTCCGACCCATTGCAAACAGCAACGCAGACTCCTTCAGTCAATACAATTAAAATCAATGGTGAATCTTTGACTAGAGAATTAAAAGATTGCGGTGGTGTAAAAAGCAGAAGAGGCGTTCGTGATTTCAGAAGTTCAGACACGAACCGTGATGAAAGGGTTTTCATTGGAAAGACTTTTGGCCCTGGGGAGTCGGAACCGCTTGAGGCAGAAGCTGAATATGACAGCAACAGCGGCAGTGGCGGCTGGGGCGCTCTTAAATTTAAAAACAGCTCAGGCAAGCGAAAAAGAATTGATGTTATTTTTAAAATTTCAAAAGGTTTAGATGACTTCGTGGCTGGGAACGGAAGCACCAGGATTGATGGGTTTATTACTTATCAAATTACGTTGTCAAATACTACTGGCGGCCCGGACATTGACGTAGCATCAGCCCGTATAACACTACAGGGGTTAACGAGTGCTAACCAAGACGTTATTTTTGGAAACAGGCTTGAAGCACCAAGGATCGAAAAACGTTCTGGTGAAGACTTAGACATAAAAGTAGAAATTATTGAAGTTGGCGTTCGTCAAAGAACCACATTTGAATTACTGGCTTACGGCTACGATCTCTTGTAAACACCTATGGCTCTCAACTCTAAGACCAATCTCAAGATTATTGACGCGATCTGCGAGGGGCCGATCGAAGGTCTTGCAGAGCAGAATAAAGGTGTTTTGCTAAATGAAACGCTTGTAACGCGCAGGCAGCTTACTGAAAGAGAAAATAACCCACCTTCCGTAAGCTATACATCAAGAAACGGAACAGCAGTTCAGCCTGGTTTTGATGAAACTTCGCTTTTGAGCGATGTCACGACAACCATCGTTCCAGTTAACGAGGAAGTTGGCAAAAGTTTTAGCGAAGAAATTAACGATGAGAACCTCGTTGTCTCTCGGGACTACGGCGAAGGGACTGTTATCAGGGCTATCACTGACACTGAAACTGCTTTTGTGCAGCTTGTCTTTAACGTTCCAAAGTTGTTCTGTGTTGCCCCAGAGGGTTTGGCGCGTGGACAGTTATTCTTCGCACAAATCAGGCTACAAGTCTCCATTCAAGACGCAGATGGCACCTACAACAATTTTCCTGTATTGGTAGAGAACCAAAACCAAATTAATGTTATCAAAGGAATCTCAACATCTCAATACCAATTTAAAACTGCTCCAATCTATTTAGCAAATTACAAGGGCGAAAGAAAAGCTCCGTATAACATAAGAGTTAGAAAGCGCAAGTTTGAAAATGCTGAAGATGCTTTTGAAATATCTTTTAAAGACCTTGAGGACCTGCCAGAAGACACGCCACTTGCGAACAAACGCGCAGATAGCCTTATCTGGAGCAGCATCATTGTTGGCAAACGAATAAGAACAACTTACCCAAATACAGCACTGGTTAGCCTTAGTATTGATTCAGAGGAGTACAACACACTCCCTGCTAGAGCGTATGACATAAGAGGCTTAAAGGTTCAAATTCCTTCAAACGCTACTGTTAACAGGACAAGTGATCGACTTGATGGCAGTTTAAAATTTGACGATCTAAAGCCATTCGACGGAAGTTTAAAAGATGATCGTGAGTGGACAACTTGCCCAGTCTGTTGTTTTTATGACTTGCTGACCAATACAAGGTATGGAGCGGGTGATTTTATCAGCCCTGAAAATTTAAATTGGGTTGATTTGATCGAGTTAGCCAAATACTGCAACGAAGAGGTTCAAACGCCTGAAGGGCCTGAAGCACGTTTTGCGATTAATACAGTGCTTGGGTCGCAGGCAAGTGCTTATGAAGTCTTGCAGGACATGGCAAGTATCTTTCGTGGAATGCTTTTTTGGAAAGCAGACAACGTGCAGATTACTGCTGACCACGGAAATCTTGGTGGCAAAAACGCAAGCCCACTCGCAGCGATCCATGTCTTTAGCAATTCAAACGTTGTTAATGGAGCGTTTGTTTATAACGGCTCATCGCTTAAAACTCGCAGCACAAGAGTTCGTGTCCGCTACAACGACCCAGATAATTTCTTCAAGCCTAACTTTATTGTTATTGAAGACAGAGCCTTAATCGAAAGGTACGGAGTACAAGAAAAATCTATCGTTGCATTTGGTTGTAGCTCTAAATATCAAGCGCAACGCATGGGGCGTTGGGTGCTTGAGTCTGAAAAACTGCACGATGACACCGTCACATTCTCGGTTGGTCTTGAAGGGCTAAACGTGTTGCCCGGTCAAATCTTTGAAGTATCAGACGAGATGCGTCTTGGTACTCGATTGGCTGGTCGCATTGTTGGTGCGCGTGTAGACCTTGTTGATTTAGATCAGCCTGCAGTTTTACCGGCTGGAACAAATAACAAGCTAAGCGTTGTCATGAAGGATGGCACGGTAGAAGTCGCGCCAATCGCAAGCGTCAGCGGAACAAGGGTAACGCTTAGTTCTAATTTCACTCAAGTTCCACCTGACAATGCGC